CTGGCGAACCTGCCTGGCAAAATCTGCCATTGATTTCGTAGCCATTATGGATGCTCCTTCTCAAGTTCCAGCATCAGCTCCTGATGGGTCGGATACATGGCAGGCTGGCCGCTTTGCCGGTAAGCCGTTGTGATGCCCTGACGGGTGATCTCAATCCTGCTGCCGGCGGGTATCGCCACCTCGGGACTGATAAACAGCTTGACCGACTGGCTGACAGTATCAGCCGTAGCATTCTGCCCCGTTGCCGGGAACTGCGAGAATGAAACCCTGCAAGGCTGATTCTCTATGACTGCCACCCACTGGGAGCCAGTGACATGAGTTTGTGGATCCGTCAGCTTCTGGGCGGCATACACGGTGCAGGTATCAGCATAAAGCCGCTCCTGCAAAGCCCTGGCACGCCTAAGTGCCGAACCTGCCCTATCCATTGCCCCACCCCAGCTTCCTGTACCTGTTCAGCTGAGGAAGATAATCTTTAAGCACAGAGGCCGCAAAGGTTGCCTCGTACCTGGTCGCGCCGAAGTTTACCTGGGTATCGCCCTCCTTGATGGAGGTTACATTTCCACCCGCGCCATCCGCGTCACCAACACCCTCATTGCGATAAAGGTCCATGGCCATGCGGTAAGCCGTGTTCTTCAAGCCGTTGGGCAGTTCGTCAAGGTTGCAGTAGTTCAGAATAACTTCCTGCACATCCTCCAGTATGAACGTGAGAACGGCATCCTGCGATGTATCCGATACCGCCAGCCCTAATAGCGGCTTTAGCACTTCAAGTTCAAGTGTCACCATTTACCACCTCCCGAAAAATAGGCATAATAAAACCGCCTGACTGCTCAGACGGTTCAACTTATGACATTATACGCCCCAATATGGAGCCTGCTGCGGCTTTGGTTGCATCAAAAAGCAACGTCTTGGCCTTCTGCATTAAAGAATTTTCAAGCAGGTATTCAATCCCCATTGGCGTAATCGTGAAATCGCTTGTACACTTTACGCCGGACTTGCCGCCTATCATAGGAACGACCTGTAAACCTTCGACATAGCCACATTCAGCTAAATGCCGCAGAATGTATTGCCAATACTTCTCGTTTATGAGGGTCTTTTCTTTGAATTGCTCTATTGAAGCTAAATCAATATCCACACCATCTTTCAAGCACGCATACAGATAGGCGAGTATCTGATAGACAATCACATGATAATCATTGGCTGCCATCTTTAGCCTCCTGACTTTCCTTGATGAGTTTCATCACCAAATCATAATCACGACTTTGCTTATCTTCTACGAAGTGCTTGCAATGGAATGATTTATGCTCCCATAAATCATGAGGAATTTGGGACAATACCGTGCAAGAGACCTCACCAGTAATCGTTCCCTGCCTGTTTAAGGCTTTTACCTTATAATTTTTACAGGCATGGCACAATGGACAGGAAACTGTAACAGCACTGCCTCCATCATACCAAAAAGACGGGCTGAATTTTCTCTTACGCATTTGGAACCACTCCCCCCTGGATGAAATAGATGCCATCTTTTGCCTCAATGTTATCTATTCTAATCTTCATTCCTCTATGAAACAAGATTTCATCCTGATACTTGTACTTTTTAGCTAAAGGTGCAATATACGCAGCGCCCCTGTAGCCCTTTGGTACTTTCAATTTCATTATAACATTTCTGCCTGGATAATCAAAGTTGTTCATAGATGTAGATGAATAGCCAGAGAAGCTTTTGTCCTTATTAATCAGTGCTAAAACATCATCAATGGGAGGATTTTTCCCTAAAGAAGCATCAATATATCGCAATATTGTTTTCCGCTGCACGGTTATGTCTTCAGGGATAACGCATTTCTCAAGGGCGGCGTCCAGAATATCAATATCCTTTTGAATCGCCTTTGTAACCTTCCCTTGATATATTGCATTGTTTATCCGCTGTGCGCTAAAGCCAGTGTAGCGATACAGCTTTTCCTTCTCAACAGCCGTAAGCGAATCAACCTGCATCGCCATCTGTTCACGAATACTGCCGTTTTCATCCTGTGCCTTTGCCATATTTACATATTTCTTCTCCCATTCGGGATAAGTCATATCCTCTGACACCATGACACGCTTCCCTGTATCCGGGTCACGCGCTGCACGCTTGCCGCTTATCCCTTCATCGTCCCCAAAGTAAGGCACGATGCAGGAACGGCACCAGCAGTGCATAGGCGGCGCATTGGTTCCAGGCTTATAGTCCTTCACCTTGTACACCTTGCCATCATGCTCCCGGCAGGTTTCCGAGGTTTTGCGATCAAGGGTGGCCACAAACTCGTATTCCTCAACATCAAGGTCAGCAAAACAATCGCGCTGGGCTTTTCCGCTGATGAAAGCGCTTTCCGTCATCACCAGGCGGGCGGCTGAGGACTTGGCAGCATTCATCCTCCTGGCGATGTTCTTGACCGCCGCATCGAGCTTATCGCCACGGGCAACGGCATTCTGCATCTCCTGCTGAAGCGTGCTTACCAGTTTGTCCTTGTCCCTCCATAGTCTGTCAGAGAAATTCTTGCCATCAGCGGCCCAGGGATTCCTGACGATAGTATCAATGCGCCGAGGATCTGTGGCAGCCAGATTGTAATGGACTCCCATGCCGGTATCTATCGTGAAGGCGCTCCTGCGGAAGCCTTCGGTATAGATATCCTTCATGAGCTTGTCCAGTCCATCCACCTGATTGCCATACAGCACCTCAAGCTGTTGCTGGAGCTGGAGCTTCAAGGCCTCGAACCGTGAGATATGTACCCTTGCGGATGCGTTTTCCAGCTGCCTTGCCCATTTGTCGGTATAGCGGCTCTCTCGCCCCCGCTTGATATACTCTTCCACAGTCCAATGGAACTCTTTCAGTTCATCCCTGGAAAGCAGTTTGCGGGCTTCGGCAGCCGAGATTTCATTGTTCTCGCCCAGCCGCTTGTACCAGTGGGCAATCTCCTTTTCAATCTCGGCCAGCGTCAGCCGGAACTGCCTTTCGACCTCATCGGCATTGTACCTCTCGCCTTTTTTCAAAAGCGCCGCTTCGAGTTCTTCAAACCGGCGCTGCCAATAAGCAGAACTCTTCACGCGGCGCTCCTTTCATCAGCCCAGCTTGTGCTTGAAGCAAACCATGCGGATTGCCTTCGGCTCGTAAACGCGCTCCCAGTTCTTCGCATTGGCCAGCTCAGTACGGCTTACGGTTTCAGTGTTGGCACGGACGAGGTTCGTGAACTTGATTCCACGCGGATGCAGGATGAAGGTCTTGCGGTTGATGAGGTAATCCACGCCGGAACCCTTGCGCTTCTCGCGGTCAAGCTCAGTCGGCACGAAGCCCACAGGAGCCCCATTGCCGTATGCGATGGCACCATTGCCGAACAGGTAAGTGGTGTACACGCCCTCAGCCACAGGGCAGCCATCATCGACAATGACACGGCGGCCCTGGTAAGTGTCGAATTCCACGCTCGTGGAATCGCGCTCAGTCTGGATAAGATTCTGCTTCTTCAGATATGCCTTGGTAGCAGAGTGCATAGCCACTGCCGTCAGCTGCCCCTGCGCATCCCCCAGGAGCTGGCAGGCATCGATGAAGGCACTGGCGGAAATATTGGCGGCACTGCCAGTTTCGCCGGAGATATCCAGGATATGGTCTTCCAGCGGGGTCACGGTGGTTGCGCTTGCGCCCTCGCCTTCCGTGTAAGAACCAAACACGCCGTTCAACTCATTGATAAGCTCCTTCTGCATATCACGGGCCCAGAAGCCTGCCACCAGAGACCCGATAGCTGCCATGGGGTCCTTGCCTGCAAGTGCTGCGGAAAGGTCAGTGGCGCTCCATGCCTTGGCACGGCGGATAGTGGTGGAGACATCCTTCTTGCTGGTGATTTTGGCAGCAGTAAGGTCAGCACCCTCCACCACATTTTCAGAGTCACCAGTCAGATCCTCGAAGAACGGCATGTTATGCACGGGGGCGGCTTCGCTTGCCAGCCTGTCAAACTCCGGAGAGTGAGCGATAATGCCGCTCTGGAACAATGCGGAAAGTTCCAAGGTCTTCTGCACCGTGTACGGCGTGAAAAGCTCAGGAACGATTACATCAGCCAAAGTAGTACCCATAATTCAATTCCTCCTTAAATTGTCACACCCGCCTCGGCCGCCATAGCGCGCGCCTGCTCGGGATTCTCTCTAAGCATCTTGCCCTGCTCCGTCAGATTGAAGGTTTCCTTCTTAAACGGATTCGTGGCAGGCGGGTTGCTGCCCCCGCCATTCGGATTGTATTTAGGGCCGTCAGTGCCAGGGGTGCTCTTGAAAAGGAATGCCTTATCCTTTTTCAGAGCTTCCACCTGTTCAGTAAGCCCGGTGACTTTTCCATCTTCACCTAAGATGAGTTTTGCCTTGTCGATAAGTCCTGCCACAATATCGGTATCCTGTGCGCTATCGGCAATAGCCAGCTTCACAGCAGTCTCAATCTTCAAGGCTTTGGCCTGTGCCTCAAATTCTGCTTTCTGCTGCTTGTTGGCGGCCTGCAGGGTTTCAATCTCTTTCTTGAGGCCCTCATTGTCCCCGGCAGATTTCTTTAGGGCGGTGAGCTGCTTGTCGCGTTCTGCCAGCTGGTCAGTCAGCGACTTCTTCGACTCATTGACCTCATTGAAGCGGGCCTTCGTTACAAAGTCCCCGTCAAGGTAATCTTTCACAGCCTTTTCAGCCGCCTCCATTTTGTCCTCAGCGACACCGATATTCTTGAGCAGTTCTTTGATTGTCATGGTTCATTCTCTCCTATCCGGTTTTTACGGTGGTAACCTAGCCACCAAAAGGAATTATTTTTCGGTCTTCGTAGTTCTCTTTTTGCCCACGGCCTTATCAGCCACTAAAAAAGGCGTATTCGTATTGATGCATTTCTGCAACAGCTGAATTACGCCATTCTCATTAGAAGTCTTCATCACAGCCGAAATCGGGAAATCCTGCCCAAACTTTTTTGCATACGAGCAGAGAAGCTCATACATCCTCTTCACCTCCCTCATCAGCAGACGGCAGGTCAATGCCATAGCTGTTCATGGTCTCCATCTCTTCCTGGGTCTCTTTCTCGATTTGCTCCAGTTCCTTCTCCGCATCTTCCACAAAAGGATGATTCTTGAGGATGGTTTTCTTCGAGACAATCCCCACAGAATTCTTGCACATACCCGCCAGCTCTGCATCATTGCGTATGCTGGTGCGCGTCCAGGTCTGTATAATCTGGCCTGCTTCCTGCCCATGCGCCCTGCAAATGGCTCGGACAAGTTCTGCAAGCCCTATCCGGAACTCTGTTTCCATAAGACCCGCCTTAATCTCCAGCAAAGCATACAGGAACTTCATCGCCTCGCCACTGGTGGAGTCAATGCCCTGTTGCTGGGGGTCAATGCCCTGCCCGGTGTCGAAGATAGCCTTGCGTGTAAGCTCCAGCAGCTTGTCCCTGGCTTCCACAGGAATATCAATGTTGAGGGTGGACACGCCACTCCTGTCACCATCCCCCGCAGAATCCACCTGGATGGACTTGTAATACTTGAGATCTGACAGGAACTGCTTCATGTCCTGCCCGCCGTAATTGGTGAGCACCAGAATAACTTCCTGTATGTCCTCCAAATCGTCCACAAAGCCGCTGAATGTCTTGTCGTAGGTATCGATAAGCCCCTTCACCGCATCCAGGTCGCGGGTGGCAATGTTGTTGTTGAAGAAGGGGATAAAAGGCACCCTGCCCCACTTATGGAGCAACCTGTAATCTGCATCCGTCAGCCCTGCCGTGTAGAAGTCGGTGAACATGGGATAATAGGTCAGCCCGTCAAAGGTTTCATTACCGCGCTTGCGGAAGGCCTCGCAGACAGTATCTGTCCAATACTCGTAAATGTCCCATTCATCGCCGTTCTCGTCAAAGTCCGTATAGACCCGCAGAACCGCCAGCAGCTTCTTGTCCAGCTTACGACTCCATACCGGGATAATCTGATAGCTGGGCACCACACCATAGGCAAAACCCTCTGCTTCATCCAGCCAGTAATGAAGCCACGCAACACCCGCATTGCTGGCGTTGATGCACAGCTCTTTGACCTTCTGGGCGTATCTATCGCCCAAATCCTCAGCCACCGTCTTATTCAGGCCATCATTTCCCACATCGAACAAGGGCGGAGCCGTGAACATATAGCCAGCCTTCTGATTGACCAGGAGCTGGTAGAAGGAAAAGGGAATTTTGTTATCCGCACTACGCAGCGGATTGTTCGCTTCCTGCTCAGTCTCCCGGTGCTTCGGTGGGCGGTAGATGATATCGTTCTTTACCCGATAATACCTGTCCCCCTCGGCCGCCCTGCTCATGAAATCTGCATGGCCCTGCACATGCCTGTTAATCAGCTTCTTCGCTGCTTCAATTTCCACTGAATCACCTCCCTCATTGGAAAATACGGATGCCACCTGCTCGCATGACTTCAGACATGCCATAGCGGACTGCATCTATCGTATGGTTATTTTCGTCTGGATAAGCGGAAACAAATTGCCCCTGCCTGTTCCGCTGATATTCGTAGGTCACGAATTCCCGGTAGGCATTGGGGCATCTGCGCTTATCAATATAGATTTTTGCCCGGTCCTGCAGCCACTTGATACCATGCTCCACAGAATCGCGACCCTTGCGGGCTCCTGTTATGCGCAGGCCGTAATCCCTCATCTCAGCAATGGATTTCGGCTCAGCAGAATCAGCAATAAGGCGATCTGTTTTCACCCGCGGCTTAAGCATCTCAGCCGCCATGCTGTTCTTGAGTTTCTGCTGGTAAATCTCATCGAAGATATAGAGTTCTTCCCTCTTGGCATCGTAATGCATACCCACATACGCCAATGGGTCCATGGAGAAGCCGAAGTCAAGGCCGTGATACAGATGGTCAAAGGCGGCAATATCATCGTCAGATAGACGCTTATCCTCCACATTGTCGAACACTGCCCCGCCGGTGCCAGTGACTTCTCCCAGATATTCATGCCTATAGGCCTGCTCATTCTTTTCCTTCAGCCTGGCGGCATCTTTGAAAAACTGCTCCCCCAGCCAATCCTGGGGCACCATCTCAAAGGTAGAATGATGTACCATGCGGGCAGTATCGTCCAGCAGTTGCTCTTCATTCACCCATGAGTTTTGGCTCTTGGGCGGATTGAAAGAGCAGAACTCCCAGTACCTGGGACCGCCACGCAGGAGCGACTGATTGAGGTTTCTGATTTCCTCCATGCCGCTGAACTGGTCAAGCTCCTCCAGCCAAACTATCCCGATGTAGCCAAAGGGCAATTTGATGGACTTGATTTTCTGCGGATCATCACAGCCGAAGAACAGGATTTTCTGCCCCGTTGTCTTGTATGTGATTTCATGAGGGCTGGTCTTGTACTTGAACTTGTCCATAAGGCCCAACTGTTCGATTCCCCATTGTACCTGCGGATATACGCTGTTCTTGATGGTGTTGCCGACCTTGCGGAGCACCACCGCGTGGCAATCGGGATTCTGGATCAGCAGCTGAGGAATCTCGATGCTGATATACGAGGACTTGGTAGAGCCACGGCCACCCTTCAGCCAGTAATAAGTATGGCCATGCCGTTTGATATCCTGATGAACGCCCCAGAACGACCTGGCCACAATATTACTCAGCCGTATCGTCGTCATCCGTGTCGTCCTCCCTCAAATCATCAACAATCTGCACCGATTCCACGCCGTTCGCTTTCTCCAAGCTTTCCAGTTCGGAGGCAAGGCGCTTAATGCGGGCCTCCTGTTCTGCCACATCCATCTGACGCGGGAAGCGCTTGAGAAGCTGCTGGGCGGCGTTGAGCCTGTCTCTTGAGGAAATCCGTGTCTCGATTATCCGGGCTTCACTACAACCATCGCCAGTGCCCTCGGTCACGATATTCTCATCCGTCAGTTCGCCGCGCAGTGCTGATGTGAGGAATTCCATAACCTCCGTAATATCCGCTGTGCGTTTGGAGCGGATTTCTTTCTGCCGGTCATGAATAGCCTGCTGAATTACAGGTTTTTGCATGTTTTCCTGTCCAGACCTAGAAGCTGTCCTGGGACTGTACCCCGCCTGTCTTGCAGCCTCACTGGCATTACCCGTCTCAATGTACGCATCAACAAACGCTTCCTGCTTTGGAGTCAATTTCATCACATCATCACCACACTTCCTTCCCTCGCAACCAAAAAAGACACTATCTATTTCGACAGTGCCTTTTCTGGGATGTGTAAGAGTCATTCCTTGATGGAGGATTTTTCGATGGTAATATCGTATCACGGAAAAACCGCCTTTTAAGGCTTCCGTAAAACATTTTTTTATTCCAGCCTGGCATGGACATCAGCCACCCGGTCCACCAGCTGCCCCCACCAGGTCCTTATTGTCTTTTCGGAAACATACCTGCAACCATCAAGGAACCGCTCCGCAATGGCTTCCTGGTAATGCATCTGGCAGTAAACCACCCAGGCAGGTCTGCCCTGCCCTCTAGCCTCCATAGCCTGGGCCTCTGCTTTCCTGCGGATCTCGATAAAGATGTTCTTGCGCTCGCCCAAGCTCCGCTGGACTATCTCCACGGCCTTCAACCAAGTATAGGCTTCCTGCTTTTCATCGTAAGAGACCGCCTTCAAGGCTTTCTCTTCTGTGGGATTCCCCGGCAGATTACATCGTCCACCTCCAGTATTCTCCTCCCGGCCTTTCTCCAGTATAGGAGTCTGCCCAGCATCTACGACAGGTTCACCATCCACCGCCACGCGCCGGACATCCTCGTACTCCTTCAGCAGTTCCGGGTAATGCAGCAAATATCTCTCTGCTGTCCTCCTGTCTGCATCAATTTCACGGATAATCGCCAAACCTTCTTCAATCGAAGCCAGCATAATCGTCCCTCCGTAATCACCCATGCCGCTGCAGCCGCTTGACAATCTCGACATACTGCAGAGTCAACTCATTGACCTGCCCATACAATTCCTTCAGCTGTCGCTCCTGCCTATCCACTGTAGCTCTGGCCTCATGCAGCCAGTGAGTAGTGATACCTAATGCAATGCACAGGGACACACTCAAACACGTGAGAAATACAGTCAGCTTATTTATCGTCTCTTTCATCGTCTGCCTCCTCCACTGGCATCTGCCTTAAATACTTATGCTTTCGTCCTGCCTCGCAATGCGGACAGCCTCCATGATTTCGACAGGTTTTGTCCACCGCTTTAGCACCGTGATACTGTTTGCGGTGCTCCTTTTTGTGAATAATCGCTTTATCTAATGACATTATGCCATTCCTCTTTTAATCTCCTGACTAAAATTTACGCCATTGCGCTTTGCAATTTCCGTCTCAAGCTGAGAGATAAACTTGTCAGCTTCCTGCTGGTCAACCCAATGCTCCGGATAGCCCTGCTTACACTCACGAATCATTTGCTCGACTTCCCATGTCTCAAAATCATGAATCTTAGACATTATCTCTCCTGCCACAAGTCCCAAAGCGTATGTCTGTCGTGGCAAAGCGTACCTCAAAGCGAAAATATAAACTGTCCTCTCGTCCTTAGTCATCTTCAGCCTCCGCTTCAAGCCACTCAATGCGCCCATTGATGCAGTCGCTAATGTCCTGCCCATGCTCAATCTCGCAACACACGATTTTGTAACGACTCATCTTGTAATGTGCACAACAACTGCAATTATCAAGTTGTAAGTGCTCAATCCAGTGCGCTTTTTCTTCAACAGTCATCTGATTGATTCTCTCGGCGTTTGTCACTTCTCGTCCTCCATAATCTCAGCCCTGCCGGTCAACAAGTCCTCTAACACAAAAGCGTCCATATCTACATACGGATTTTCCAGCCCATACGCTTTAATTCGACTTAAACCAGCTATCGCCGTCAAACACTTCTATACCGTATTTAGTTAGCCTATATTTTCCTGCTGCCACGTTGCACCTAAACGGCCTATCCATTTCAATGCCCACTAGCGCCGCAACCTGCTCCATTTTATTCTCTGCCATCGTCAACACACTCCTCAATCTCAACTGGCACATCTACTTGTAATGTTTCTAAATCTTGCGCCCACGGTTCTAATGCGTATTGACAACCATAGTCAGAACAATAACCTACTGCGCCCTGATAGCAATGGTAACATGGATTATAAATCGTTTTTATTTTATTCTCTGCCATCGTCAGCCCCTCATTTCTTCCAACTTAGTCATCGTCAGCCCTCCTGTGCTTCAATCTCTTGTAAATCGTAGATTGCATCTTCCACTGCATCAAAAGCACACTCCTCGCCTCCGCAACCATTTATACACGCTGGACAGCTAAAATGACTACATTCCTTGTGTTTACACACTTCGTTTTTCACTTCTTGCAATTCCGTCAGGAATTTCTTCAGCCGTTCTACTTTCAACTTATCCACGCTCCTTCCCTTCATCGTCAGCCCTCCTGTTCCAGGCATGAATCGCTATAGACTCTATATGTTCCGCAAGCGTTCCGATTCCGCATTTAGTACAATAAACTGTGTACTTGTAATATCTATCTGACTCATCTCTCAAAGATGCCTTACCCCCGCAAAACGGACACCTTTTCAGTTCAATCTCTTTCATCGTCATTATCCCCATATTTTTTAGCACATACTTCTGCACTATCCCCGGTTTTTAGATTCATCACCAGCCAGCCGCCGTCTAAAGCAATTCCGCCTCGGCATATTTTTGCAGATATCTCCGCATTGTCTGGCAGAATTGCCACCCTGTCATCTGGCGGAAAATCTCCGAGCACTTTAATCAAATCTTCAACAGTCATCGTCCTGCGCCTCCTTCAGTTCAACCCTGCGCCCCTCTGGGATATTATCGTCAATCGTCACACGCCCACACTTGGCGCAGACTATCTTATCCCTGTGCTGCTTATCCTCAGCTCGGATAATCCGTGCCCAGCCGCCGCATGAACACTCTATATACTCACTATAACTTCTCATTCTCTGACTTGTTTTTCTCCTGGGTCTTAATGAATTTCACTAGCTTGCCCCAATCGGAATTCAGCTTCCATGCGAATGCCGCCATGACGGCGGCAGACAGCATGGACACCGTGGCCAGGATAGCCAGCAATGTCTCCATCATTTCCCCTCCTCGTTCCTGCTGGTGGCGAAGGCCATCATCACACGCATGGCAGCGTTTATCAGATGCGGTTCTTCCCGGTCGCCCTTGCGGTAGAGATTTATGTGCCGGAGCGCCCTGGCAAGGTGCTCATCCGTGGGAATCGTCCGCCAGGTCTCCCCTGGATGCTTCACGGCCCCGGCGGTCAGCCCCCTGGCTATCTCGTCCAGCCATGTGGGGTCAAGGTAGCGGTATTCATTGTCTTCCTGATCCTGCGGGTAAACCGCTTTGGTCTCACTCATCACTCTATCCTCCTGAATCCATCATAGGCGAATGCTGTCAGTTCTCTCTCAGCTTCATTCTTTGTCGCATACATCGCCATAAGCCTTGGCTTCTTGCCCTGGCGGTATTCCATGACGGCGTATCCGTTACTCCGGGGCTCGACTTTGAAAGTCCTTGTTTTAGTCAGATTCTGATAAACCACTAGGCCGCCTCCCATTCCATCAATTCGGCCAGGCGATCTAGCTTGCGCTGGGCCGTGTGCTCGTAGGTATCCTCGGCCAGGATGGAAACAATCTTCCCTTCCCAGTCCCGCTCGACTATCGCATATTCAAGTATCACCTGTTCGACTGCTATCGTGTGCCCTGTCCTGGGGTTCTTATATTTCATTGTCTCGCACCTCCCAGCAAATGCTTATGTCTGGAAAAGTAGCAGCTGGGGGCCTTGAGCCCCAGGGCCATGCCAATGTCCTCCCAGGTCATGCCCGCTTCCCTCATAGCCGCCATTTCGCGTGTTCGCTCGACATGGTTTACCATCCTGCGACCAGGTCCAGCCAGTGGATTCCCCGTTTCATAGAGGCTGAATGCATCCTCAACAGACGTGGGGGCGGCGCGCAGGATGGCTATGCAGAGTGCCCCATAATTCGCCGCATGGATGATGTCTAAAGTGTCGCTTCTCCGCATTTTGCAAACTCCGCCTCCACATCAAACCCGCATTCATCCATCAAGATTTCCTTCACAATCCCAGCAGTCAGCTTCTCTCGGTAGCAGTCAGCTGTAAATTCGTTGAAGTCATGCAGGAAGTCTCTCAGACGCTTACCGCCATACCCGCGCCGACACCGCAGGAACATCAGGACGGTCATCAGCAAATCTCCTGCCAGCCTGGGCGCAAACTCATGGTCAACATGCTGGCAGGCGTTCCGGCTGATTTCATTGACCATATCGGCCTTCATGGCCGAGAGGGCGGCCTTTGCTTCTACTGCCGACATTCCCTGCATCTTCCGCTGCAGCTCCCTGGACTTCCGTCTTGTTATGCTTGCCATTACTTCTGCCTCCCTATGTGCTTGACGCGATCATGCTCCTCTGCCTGCTTGGCATTGTTCCAGCGGTCAATGGTGCCCACCAGATAGCCGGTGATGCGCCGGATGCGCTCAAACTTCTCTGCATCCGCCGCGAAGGCCACTCTCACAGTATCTGGCTCTTTGCCTGGAGTCACAGCCAGCTGACGCAGTTTGCCATTAACCTGTGTCCTGGCATAGTCTACATATGCCCGTCCTTCTGCTTCGGTGAAATCCGGCAGGTTTTCTGCCTTGACCTCTACTCCGTCAATCATCATTGTGCTCATAACCTAAATCCTCCATTAGCCTCTCTCTGAATTCCTCTTTGGTCATGATGTGCCGTTTCTCCAGCGGGTAATATTTC